GCGGTCCGCGATCGTGCTGCCGCAGCAGCGCGTTGATGACGGCATCAATGCCGTTCGCAACCTTCTGCCGAGGACGTGGATCAGCTCGGAGAGATGCCAGCGTTTAGTTGAGGCGCTCCGACAGTATCGAGCGGCGTGGGACGACAAGCGGCAGATGCACCGGGCGACGCCGGAGCGAGACTGGACGACGCACCCGGCGGACGCGGTGCGATACATGGCGATGGCGGTCGCCGAGGCCGAGGTGGACGTGGCCGGCTGGGCGCAGAAGCCTTCCAATGACACAGCTTGGATACGCTGATGGTGATGATCGAAGAGACGGTGGAGATCGAGGGGGTCGGCGAAGAGCAGACCCCTGATGCTTCTACCGAGGATGAGCTGATCAATATCATCCAGGCCGAGGCCCAGGATGCGATCGGCTACGACACCGACACGATCGTCGAGCGCCGCGCGCTGAACCTGTCCCAGTACCTGGGCCAGCCGCAGGGCGACGAGCGGGCCGGCAGGAGCCAAGTGCTTGACCGGAGCGTGCTGGAGACCGTCGAGGCTCTGGTCCCGTATCTGCATCGGCTGGCGATCAGCGATGGCGTTGCGCAATTCGAGCCGGTAGGCGATGGCGACGAAGAGGTCGCCGAGCAAGCGACGGATGTTGTTGACCATATCCTCGCGAAAATGAACGACGGCCACCGGATCATGTCCACGTTCATCAAGGATGGGCTGATCAGCGATATCGGCGTGATCAAATGGTATTACGACACTTCGATCGAGGTGAAGATCGAGACGCTGTCGGGGCTGACCGACGAGGAGATGGCGCGGCTTGACATGGATGTCGAGGCCGATGTCGTTGAGCACACGGCCTATGCCGACCCTAACGGGGCGATGCTACCGGTCCTCAATGAGCTTGGCCTGCCGGTGATCGACGAGACGGGCATGCCGGTCATGCAGCCGATGATGTTGCACGACATCCGCCGGCGCATCCGCAAACCCAAGGACAAGATCTGCATTGAAAACGTCGCGCCCGAGCAGTTCGTGATCGACCGCAACGCGACCAGCCCGACCTTTGAGGACTGCCGCTTCATCGGTCACCGGGTGTTCAAGACGAGGTCCGAGCTTCGCGCGATGGGCTTTCCCGCTGACGTTGTGGACAGCCTGCCCTTCGGCGGCACCGAGTACAGCCTCAACCAAGACTACCTCGAGCGGTACGAGGACAGCGAGTACGACAACGATATCGGCGGCGAGGCCGGCGCGGAGAGCAACAGGCGCATTGAGGTGCTGGACTGCTACATTCGCGTTGATCTGGACGGCGACGGCATTGGTGAGATCCACCACTGCATGACGGCTGGGTTCCAGAATGCAATGGACCTGCTTTATCACGAGGAGGTCGATCACATTCCGTTCGCGTGCTGGTCGCCGGTCCTGTTGCCGTATCGCGTCATCGGCCTTGGCGTCGCATCCCTGGCGAGCGAAAGCCAGCAGGTGCTGACGGCCCTCCAGCGCTCCGTGCTGGACGCGACGTATCAGGGCGTCTCGCCGCGTCTGGCGGTCGTCGATAGTGAGGTCAATATGGACGACCTCTCTACCCAGGAGCCGGGCGGCATTGTTCGCACGAAAGGGCAAAACGTGATCACGCCGATCGGCACGCCGCTGGTCGGCACGCAGGTGCTGCCGGTGCTTGAGTATATGAACACCCTGCGAGCGGCGCGCACGGGCGTGACGCTGGACGGCATGGGCCTCGACCCGACGAGCTTGCAGAATGAGACGGCCACGGCTGCGGCGTTGCGCTTTGATGCGGCGACGGCTCGCACCGAGATGGTGGCGCGGAATTTGTCGGAATGCGGTATCAAGCCGCTGTTCAAGGGCCTATTGCAGACGTTCTTGAGGTATTTCGACGGCGAGTTCGTCTTTCGCTTACGCGACAAGGTGGTGCGGGTCGACCCGAACGCGCTCAATGCCGACATGGACGTGACGGTGTCGGTTGGGCTCGCCGGCCATCGCGACAAGCAAACGGCGCTCTATCAGGGCATCCTGGCGATCCAGGAAAAGATCTTAACGACGGCGGGTCCGAACAACCCACTGGTCGGCTTCGATCAATACTACAACACGCTTGGCGAGCTTTTGCGGATCGCGGGCATCACGTCGCCGGCGCGGTATTTCAAAGACCCGGCAACGCAGCCGCCGCCGCCACCGCCGCAGCCTGACCCGAATATTGAGCTGATCAAGGCGCAGGTCCAGATCGAGCGCGAGAAGCTCGAGCTTGAGCGCGAAAAACTGGCGTTCGAGGCCGAGGTGGACAGCGTCAAGATGGGCGCTGAGTTGCAGGCCGAGGCCGATCGCAAGGCCGCTGAGCTTGCGCTGCGCGAGCGCGAGGTGTCGCTCAAGGAGCGCGAGGCCGAGATGAAATACCAGATCGAGCAAGAGAAGCTGCGCATCCAGGCGGCGAAGGTTTGAGGCGACGGGCATCGGGCGCGAGGCCGCGTCAGAGAGATGTCCCCTGTCAAGCCTGCGGTCGGCTGATCGACCTAAACGTGCCCGGCCTGATCGTGCTGGGCGATGAAACCAACCTACACCTGCATTGCTACGAGGAGATGTGCCGTGCCGATGGTCGGAAAGAAGCACTTCGCCTACACGGCGAAGGGGATGGCGAAGGCCAAGGCTGCCGCCAAGAAGGCCGGCAAGCCGGTGAAGCACGGCAAGAAAAAGAAGGGCTGAAACTATGGTGATGTTCGGCGGCTACAAATACATGCCGGCGCCGTCGCAGGTCGATCCGCGCCTGCCGGTCTACAAGCCTCAGATGATGACGCTGCCCGGCGCGAAGCTGTCGGAGGACGATCAGCTGGCGAAGCAAAAGCAATTCGCTGGCGGCGTCCTGCAAGGCTATCAGTACCGGCCCTTGGCGCGGCCCGACTTGTTCGGCGTCAACCCGCGGGCGGCGATGACTGGCGTTGTGCCGGACCCGGTGCAAGGCGGTCGCTATCAAGGCCCGACAGGCCTGATGGCCGGCATGCCGATGCAGACAAGCCTTGTGGCTCCAGCTGGCGTGCTTGGGGGCGGTCAGATCACGCCGATCCAGCCCGAGGGCACGTTCGTCCCCGATGACGGCACTGGCGCTACCGATGCCGGCGAGGAGCAGGGCAAGGGCGCGTATACGATGCGGGATCTGATGCGCCTGGAGCGCGCTTTGGGCCAAGCGAATTTTGGCAACCAAACGCCGTTTTCGGTCTTTGAGCTTTTCAAGGACGCCGGCGGCGGGACTTACGACGTGGACTATAGCCAGCCTTATTCGGGCCAGCTGTTCACCGTTCGCAATGACGACGGGGAGGACGTGCCGATCGACCAGCAACTGGGCAAGTCGCGTGGCATGTCGATCGCGATCAACCGCGCCCGAAGCATTGACGAGAGCAACTGACATTGACGCCAGAGGAAGCTGACCTGCGCGCGGGCGATGCGCGCATGCTGCTGGAGCATCCGTTGCTGCACAACGCCTTCGCGGATCTGACAGCCGCCTATCTGGACATGCTGCTGAAAACCGACGACGAGCGCGGCGTGATGCGCCTGCGTGACGGGCTCAAGGTGATCGAGCAGGTCAAGGCGCAGCTGAAGTCGCATGTCGCGACGGGTCGGCTGCATGGCCGAGAGGCCAAGGAAATTAGAGGCAGACAGAGGTTTATCTGATGAGCGACGCTACCGCAGAGATGGTCGAAAACGATCTGGTTGATGACCCGATCGAGGACGAGGCGACTATCGAGCGACGCCCTTTCGATACGATCGACGAGGCCGCGCAGGAGATGCGCCGCTTCTTCGAAGGCGATGAACAGCCGGCGGATGCCGGCGACGAGGCAGCGTTGGAAGACGCTGAAGGAGTCCCCGAACCAGCCGCCGCCGCTGAGCCGACCTTCGAGGTCGAGGTCAACGGTGAGACCCGGCAGGTGCCGCTGTCGCAGTTAAAGACAGCGTATACGGGCGGCGACGAGCAGCCGGTAGATCCGGCATTTAACGAAGCACAGATGCAGGCTCTAAGCCAGCACAGCCCTGAGCGGCAAGCGCAGGACCAATGGGCCCAGCAGGTCCAAGCGTACCTGTCGAGCCCTATGCCTGAGCAGCCAGATGCTGCTCTGCGCGAGACTGATGTGATCGAGTACCTGACGCAGAAGGACGCGTGGAGCCAAGAGCTTCTGGATCGCCAGCAGCTACAAGCGCAACTTGATGGCGTTGTGACCCAACGCCAAGCCGAGTCGCAGCAGCTGCATCAGCGCTTGCTGGACACCGAGTGGAATGCACTCACCAAGCATCATCCAGGCCTCAAAGACCCTGACCACTACAAGGCGTTTACCGCCGACATCCAAGAGGTAGCGCGTCATTACGGGTTCAAAGACCAGGAGATGTTGAATTGGTGGGACCACCGTCAGATCCGAATGGCGGCTGATGCGTTGAGGACCGTGCGCGCTCAAAGCGCCGCGCCAGATGTTGCGAAGCGGTTGGCTACCAAGCCGCCGGTGATCTCGCAGGCTGGCCGCGCCGAGCCGGATGGGGCGCAAAAGCGAGCTTATAAGGAGGCCAGATCGAGACTTCGAAAGACCGGCAGCATGCGTGACGCGGCTGCTGTTTTCCGAAACTTTGTCTAATAGGAGGCCACCATGGCTCTCATCACCAACGCCTTCACCACCTACTCGGCGGTGGGCAACCGGGAAGATCTGACCGACAGCATTTACGATATTTCGCCGGTCGATACACCCGTCCTCTCATCGGTCTCGCAGACCAAGGCGACCGCTGTTAAGCACGAGTGGCAGACGGACGCCTTGGCTGCTAACACCACCGCCAACGTCCTGCTGGAAGGCGACGTCGTTTCGGCGCAGGCTTCCACGGCGACTTCGCGGGTCGAGAACTATTGCACGATCTCGTACAAGGCTCTGGCCGTGACCGGCACTCAAGACGCCGTCAGCCACGCGGGCCGGGCGTCCGAGCTTGCCTATCAGCTGGCCAAGCGCTCGCGCGAGATCAAGCGCGACATGGAGACCATCATCACCGCCAACCAGGGATATAATGCTGGTAATGCGACCACCGCGCGCGAAAGCCGCGGCCTTGGCTCGTGGATCACCAGTAATGACAGCCGTGGCACGGGTGGCGCTGATGCCGCTTCCGCGACCGCTGGTGCGACTGACGGCACGCAGCGGGCCTTTACCGAGGCCATGCTGAAGTCGGTCATGCAGCAGGTCTTCGACAACGGCGGCGGGCCGGAAGTGCTGACGGTCGGGAGCTTCAACAAACAGACCGTCTCCGGGTTCACGGGTCGGTCGTCTGCTCGTCAGATGATTGCCGAGGATCGCATCCAGGGTGCGGCGGCGCTTTATGCGTCCGACTTTGGTGATCTGAAGGTGATCGCCAACCGCTTCCAGCGGGCTCGCGATGCGTTCGTGCTCTCGCCGGAATACGCGGCCGTCGCTTACCTGCGGCCTTTCGCGGTCGAGGAGCTTGCCAAGACCGGCGACGCGGAGACCCGCTTTCTCCGCGCTGAGTGGACGCTTGAAGTCCGCAACGAAGCCGCTCATGGCGTCGTGGCTGACCTGACCACGTCTTAAGCGCGTTGAGGCGGGTTCCTCCCACAACCCGCCGACCCTGCGGGGGCGGCTCTGGCGAGCCGCCCCCGTTTCTTTTGGAGCGTTCATGTCCCACAAGCAGACGTTTCGCGAGGCTTTCTCGCCAACAGCCCGCAATGTCACGATCGTGGATGGCGACGACCTGCACATTGGCGTTGAGGTTGATGCCGGCGCGTTGCGCGAGAGCGCCAAGGCCCTGCGCGATCTGAACGATCACGAGCCGTTGCACAAGGACATGCGGCTGGCCGCGATCATCCCCGAGGATGTGCTGCAACGATCCTACCAGGAGGGCTGGTTCAACGACCGGCGCGCCTGGAAGCGCTGGGCCAATGATCCAGACCATCGCGACTTCCGCGTCTGGGAGGGCCAGCTTTGAGCGACCGAGGCATCAAGATCCTGGTGGCGGTCCCGAACACCGGCCACTTGGTCACGGCAACGGCGGTCTCGATCGCCGAGATGTTGCAACACTTTGAGGCGTCCAGCGCGCCCTTCGCCAAAGAGGCAAGACTGATCGCGGCACAGGGCTCGATCCTGCCCGAGATCCGGCACAAGCTGGTCTCCGAGGCTTACGAGTACGGCGCGACGCATATGCTCTGGGTCGACAGCGACATGCGGTTCCCCAAGGACGCGCTCAATAGGCTGCTGAACCACGGCAAGCATGTCGTGGGTGTTAATTATGCCCGCAAGGAGCCCGAGGCTCGCCCGACCGCTTCGACGCTTGATGAGCGCCCCTTGAGCGCTGGCTCGACGGGGCTGATCGAGGTCGCGCATATGGGGTTTGGCCTGATGTTGGTCTCGATGAGCGCCTATGACGCGATCGACTTGCCGTTCTTTGCTTTCGAGCCGATACCGCCGACGAATGCTCGGTGCTACGGCGAGGATGTCACGTTTGGCCGCAAGCTGCGCGCGGCTGGCGTCAAGGTCTTTTGCGATGCCGATCTGAGCCGTCATGTCCAGCATATCGGCCCCTATTCCTACACCCTGGCCGCTGACGAGGCCGTCGAGCCTGACAAGCCCAAGCTGCAATTGGTGACGTAACATGGCCATCTCGACATACGCAGAGCTGAAGACCGCCGTCGCGGAGTGGGGGAACCGCACTGATCTGACGACGCAGATCCCCGACTTCATCGCGCTTGCCGAGGAGCGGATCAACGCGAAGCTGCGCGTTCGCCAGATGGTCGCGCGCGCCACAACGGACGCCGCCGAGTATCTGGATCTGCCCGATGACTGGATCGAGGCTCGCGAGGTAAAGCTGACCAACAGCAAGACGACGGTGCTTGACTATTACAGCCCGATCGCGCTTGACAAGCAGTTCCCTTACGGCGGCGCTGGCCAGCCCAGCGGGTTCACGATCGTCGGCTCACAGCTGCGCCTGATGCCGGCCCCGAGCGGGTCGATGACGGCCGAGATCGGCTACTACCAAAAGGTGCCGGCTTTGTCGGACAGCCAAACGCAAAACGCGGTGCTGACCGACTTCCCGCGCGTCTACCTCTACGGCTCGCTAGTCGAGATGCAGAACTATTTGCTGGACGCGAAGACGTTGCAGCGTTTCGAGGCTCTGTTCGACGAGGCCGTGCGGGTGGCCAACACCGCGAATAAGTCATCGACGCATGCCGGCGGCAGCCTGCGCGTGACGCCTGGGGGGAATGTCGTATGACCACCTGGACAAACATCTCCGGCGGGAGCGCCATCAGCCAGTCCTTGGCTGATCAAGCGGCGACCAGCGCAACGGACGCCGCCAACAGCGCGACGGCGTCGGCGACCTCGGCCACCAATAGCGCGACTAGCGCCACCGCCAGCGCGACCTCGGCGACGGCCTCGGCCACAAGCGCGACGGCCTCGGCGGCATCTGCCTCGGCGGCGGCAGCGGATCTGGCGACTTTCCAGGGCCAGTATCACGGCGCGTCAGCGACCGCTCCGACCACCGGCCTGGACACGGGGGATCTCTATTTCGACACCGTCGCGAATGCGATGAAGGTATACAACGGCTCCTCCTGGGTCGCTGCATATATATCTGCCGAAGGCGTTTTGACTGCGGCAAATAACCTGTCAGATGTCTCCTCGGCTTCGACCTCGCGCACCAACCTCGGCCTTGGATCTATAGCGACCCAAGCGGCCAATTCGGTTGCGATCACGGGCGGGTCGATCTCGGGCATCACTGATCTCGCGGTGGCTGATGGCGGCACGGGCGCTTCCACGGCCTCGGCGGCACGCACCAACCTTGGGCTGGGCACGATGGCGACGGCTGCGGCGGCTGACTACCTCGCCCTGGCGGGCGGCACGATGACCGGCGACCTAGTGCTGGCTGGAGATCCTGACGCGGCCCTAAAGGCTGCGACGAAACAATATGTAGACAACAACGGCGGCATTTCCGCCGGGAAAAGCATCGCCCTCGCGATCGTTTTTGGAGGCTAGCACATGGCTAACCCAAACATCGTCAATGTCGCGACCATCAACGGCAACACCGCCGTTCAAGCGGTCGGCACGTCAGCCACAGCGATCGTCACGAATGCTGCGGCGTCCGGTAAAATCTACAAGGTCAACCTGCTCGTCGTCTCGAATATCGACGGAACGAATAACGCAGATGTAACCGTTGACCTATTTCGATCGAGTACCGCTTATCATATCGCCAAGACGGTCGTGGTCCCCGCTGATGCCAGCCTGGATGTTTTGAGCAAGCCGCTGTACCTGCTGGAGGGCGACGCCCTCCGTCTAACCGCAAATGCAACTGGCGACCTTGAGGCGGTTTGCTCGTTCGAGGAAATCAGCTAATGGCCGGGAACGGCGGGATCGTCGGGCCTGCGAACACGCCCACCACCTCTGAGGCGTCTGGTGTCTGGTCCCTTGCCGAGGCCCAGGAAGCGCAGGGCGGGGGGATTTGGCCGACACTAGGAGACCCTGAGTGGGCCAACGTCACGCTGCTGTTGCATTTCGACGGAACGGACGCTAGTACGACATTTACCGACAATTCCAAGTCAGAGAGAACTATAACCGCAGTCGGTAACGCGGCGATTTCCACGGCGCAGAAAAAATTCGGGACGGGCGCGCTGGCAGTGGACGGAACTGGGGACTATGTCTCCGCGCCGTACTCAACTGATTGGGACTTTGGAGCAGATGATTTTACTATAGAGCTATTCTATCGCCCGGACAGCACGGTTGGGCAGCATCAAGGACTTATCAGTTGTGCGGGGTCAACGGCACAAAATGGCTGGGTTGTCGGATATTTCTATACCTCAAATACGTTCTATCTTCAATTTTATGATGTGGGCGGCGCTGGGCTTGTCCAGATACCGACGCCAAACTTCCGAGACTATATCTCGGATAATACTTGGGCGCACATTGCCATTTCCCGACAAGGCACCGCCTTTCGCACATTTGTAGACGGTGCTCTTGTGAGTACGACTACATCGTCCTACTCGCCGAAACCCTCGGTCAATGGCCCTTTGTGGGTCGGAGCCGCAGTCGACAATGGCTGGAGCAGTATAAAATACGCCAAGGGTTACATCGATGAGGCGCGGGTTACCAGGGGCGTGGCGCGATATACCTCCGCATTTACGGTACCGGCATCCGCGTTCCCTAATAGCGGCCCAGCCAGTACCGTTGTGATGTTGCACATGAACGGATCAGACGGCAGCACAACATTTACGGATTCGAGCGACGCAGCCCGCACATTCACCGCCGTAGGCAACGCCCAGATCGACACAGCGCAATACAAATTCGGCGGAGCGTCAGGGCTGTTCGATGGGACGGGAGATTATATAACCGCCCCTAATAGTGCTGACTTCAATTTCGGTGTCGGAGATTTCACAATCGAAGCCTGGGTGAGATTAAACGCTACCGGCCAGTTCCACGTGATAGCCAACCAGGTGACAGATTCTGCTCGTGGATGGATGTTTGATGTCTCCAGCGGAAACAAGCTGCGGTTATATGGGTACGTCACATCGTGGCAGCAACTTGGTATCAGCACCACCTCTTTAACGACCGGCCAATGGTATCACTGCGCTGCTACACGGGAAGGCACTAGTTTTAGGGTTTTTCTCGACGGGGTACTGGAGGACACGACAGTTATCAGTGGGGCGATCCTCAACGAAAACTCCAATCTGTTCACGGTTGGTCATTTAACATCCCCCAGCAGATACATGAACGGCTGGATAGATGATCTGAGGATCACAAACGGTTTGGCTCGATACACGGCCACATTTACACCGCCCAATGCCGAGTTGCCCAACACTTGATGGAACTCTTAATCTTACTTTTATCCCTTCCTCTCTGCATTACATGGGCTTATCGTGGAGGAAGTCTATACCGCCAACAGCATTGGCCGCTGCGGCTCGGCACGACCCGCTGGCTGACGCTCCTGGCGACGCCGTTGGCTATGACGTTGGCTTTCGTCGCCAGCCTCTGGCCGGGCATCGACTGGCCTGACGCCGTCGCGCTGGCCCTCGGTTTTATCGCGTTTTTCGCGGCCCAGGCGGATGGCTGGGGCAGACAAATGGATCTCGGGCGAGATAGCAAGCCCGACGACGAGACCGGCCACTGGCTCCGCAGCCTGATCTGGAGCGAGCAGTCTTCATTCGCTCGCGACCTCTGCGGGCTGCACATGCGCTTCGCGCAGTTCATTCCGGCGGCTGCATGCTTTGGCTACATCGACTTCTGGCTGTCCCTGCCGACGGCACTTCTGACGGTGGGAGCGCCTTGGGCCTGGGTTTTGGAAAGCAAGCTGTTTTACGAGAGGGGCCGCCCGCCCTCGTTCCCGTTTGTCGAGCTTCTGATCGGCGCTGCCCTGGCAGCATCCACCGCCGCCGTTGTCGTTTGGAGATAAAAAATGTCAACCGCCACGACCATCCTCGGCCTGGAAAAGCAGGACACCGGGGCGAACAACAACGCCTGGGGCACCGTCCTCAACACGCAGCTGGATCTCATCGAGGCTTCTGTCGCCGGCAGTACCAGCATCACGCTATCCTCGAGCGACGTGACGCTGACGACGACGGACTACTCGGCCAACCAAGCGCGTGCGAGCCATCTAGCTTTGTCTGGCACGATCACGGCTGACTGCAATGTCATCGTGCCGGCCAAGTCCAAGTTGTACTGCGTCACCAACAGCTGCACGCAGGCGACCGCCTATCAATACAGCGTGACGGTCAAGACGAGCGGCGGCACGGGCGTGGTGATCCCGGCGAGCACGCGGCCAGTTTGGGTGAGATGCAACGGCACCAATGTCGAGCCCTTGTCGATCATGCCGGCGGTGACGATCGCGTCCGAGACCGAGGTCTCGCTGGCGTCGACGACGAACGAGGTACTGTTGACTTTTGCCGCTGGCGACGTAACGCACGACCCGCTTTCGATGGCGGATGCGGCCAACAACAAGATCGTCTTTCCTGCCGGAACTGAGCTTGTGTCAATTTCCCTAAATTTGTTCCTGAGTGCGTCCATCGCGTCCACGACGCTGTGCTCGGCGATCATCCAGCAGCAAAGCGGGTCACCCGGCAGCAGCGGCTACTACCCCTACGAGGCGGTCTATCAACGCCGTGGCACCGGATCGACGTACACACCTTTGTCGGCGAGTTGCATGTTCAACCTCGCGGACAAGGCGATCGGCGCAACCGATCGCGGCATGGAGTTTCAGTTTCTCGCCCAGTTGGACACCAGCACTTCCGGCGTCGCGTGCTCGGCCTGGGAAGCTCATGCGGTGATCTTGCGGTAGGAGCGCCGGCATGACTTTCGTCAGCTTCGAGCCAAGGCCCGGTATCTTCACCGACGACGCACCCGGCGTCGATGCGCCCTTCCGCTACACAGCGGGATCGCTTGTGCGTTTTTACAACAGCAAGGCCGAGACGATCGGCGGGTGGCAGAAGAAAACGCAAGACACGTTTACCGGGAAGGCGCGAACGCTGTTGTCGTCGGCTGAGCTAGACGGCACGCGCAACGTCTTTGCCGGCACGCACAGCCACCTGCAAGTGCTGCAAGGCGGCGTCGTTAGTGACATCACGCCCTTCGCGGCAGCGGCGATCCCTCTCGGCACTGACCCGATCTCGACGACGGACACCGATGCCACGGTGACGGTCACAGCGACGGCGCACCAACTGGTCGTTGGTCAGCGCGTGGTGTTGGACGGCGCGAGCGGCACGGTCGGCGGCCTGACGATCGACGGCGAGCATTCTGTCGCCACGGTCGTGGATGCCAACACGTTCACCTACGAGGCGACCTCGGCGGCGACTTCGACCACGACGGGCGGTGGCGCGAGCATGACAGCGCGCGGCGTCCTGGTGAACGGCGAGGCTGACGGCACGTTCGAGTACGGCTACGGCGTCGGCGGGTATGGGCAGAGCACCTGGAACACGGCGCGCTCAAGCTCGACGATCGAACTGGCTCCGCGCGTCTGGAGCATTCAAGCCTATGGCGAGGACGCCTTGTGTGCGCCAGGACAGCAGGGCTCGATCTATCAATGGGACGCGACAAACGGTGTCTCGACCAGGGCTGCTGAGGTGACCAACGCGCCGCCGTGCAACTTTATCATCGTGAACCCGCAGAGCCGGCACCTGATCACATTTGGTGCGGATGACGACCCGATGAAGATCCGCTGGGCAGCGCAGGGCACGCTCACGACCTGGACTGCTGCCTCGACCAATGATGCGGGAGATGTCCGGCTGCTGGACGGCAGCGAGATCCGCGCGGCATCGAGGACCAAGGCCGAGATCGTGGTCTGGACTGATACGGCGGCTTATTCACTGCGCCATATCGGCGGCGCGTTCGTCTTCCAGCTGACCAAGCTGGCGGAAGCGGCCCCGATCCTCGGCCAGCAGGCTTTTGCGGCCAGCGACACATTTGTCGCGTGGATGGCAGATGGTCAATTTCAATATTACGACGGCGTGGTCCGCAGCCTGCCGTGTCCCGTCGCCAAGCATGTGTTCAACGACGACCTGGGGCCGGGGCTGAACCTCGCGCAGCGCCAAAAGATCGTCGGCTTCTGCAATGCCGAGTTTGGCGAGGTCGGCTGGCTGTATCCGAGCGCCGGCAGCACCGAGGTCGATCGCGTCGTCGTCTGGTCGTACAAGGAGGGAGCTGACGTTTGGTGGATCGGCGAGCTTGATCGCACCGCCATGATCGACCGATCGATCGAGCTTAACCCGATCGGGGTCGATAGCTCTGGCAATATCTATAACCACGAGATACCCGGCGCCGGGGATGATGGAAACCCGCTGGCCTACTCGATCGAGACGGGCGGGGCCTATATCGACGAGGGCGAGAACCTGTACGCGATCCGGCAGGCAATACCGGACTTCTTGCTGACCGACAGCGACGCGTCAAACGCGCTCAAGCTGCAATTCTTTTCAAAGATCTACCCGCAAGGCACCGAGACCGCCGGTGCGATCAATGACGTGATCAGCACGACGACGACGGTGGACACGCGGATCACGGGCCGCAGCCTGCGGTTCAAGGCATCTAGCAACTCGGCGCAGCTTGCGTGGCGCGTTGGCAAGATGCGCTTCGATGTTGAGCTTCTGGACGCTGCACGCTGATGGTCGCGCGCTTCCCAGACCCGCCCTCGTCTGCTGATGGCTTGCAGATCTGGGCGGCGGATCTCGTGCGCGCGCTCAATGCCGCGTTTGACAGCAGCAGCGAGCGCGTGGCCGGCGAGTTCACGGTGACAACAACGGCGACGACCCGCACGCTGGACGCTTCAACGGCTACGGTCGCCGATGTCGCGAATGTCCTGGGCACGCTGATCGAGGATCAACAGGGGCGCTGATGGACAGGCTGGATCGACTGCAACGGGCGCTGAATTTCGCCGGGGACACGCACGCGCTCGAGCATGTCGCGCAGGCGGTGAAGGGCGGTGAGGCCAACTGGTGGCAGGGCGACCGATCGGACATCATCACCGAATTTTACGAGTACCCGCTGTCAGGCCGGGCCTGCCGCGTTTGGCTGGCGAGCGGCGACATGTCTGAGTGTCTGCGGATGTATGACGACATTGAGGACTGGGCTCGCGCGAATAACGCCGAGCGGATGGAGATCGTTGGCCGACCTGGCTGGCGAAGAGTGATGGCTGGTCGCGGTTTTACCGCGGCCGGAGTAGCGCTAAGGAAGGGGCTGCGGACATGAGCAAAGGCGGAACCAAGACGGCGACGACGACGACGGAGGTCCCGGAGCCGTATCGCAAATTCGCTGAGGGGCAACTAGCGACCGCTGCGACGCTGCAAAACCGCCCTTATGTCAGCTATCAGTCCCCGCTGATCGCCGACTTCACGCAGCGGCAGCAGCAGGGCCTCGATCAGCTGGCGGGGTTTCAGCCGGCGGGCGATTATGGCGCAAGCGTGGCGCAGGATCTCGCCGGGTATCAGGGCGGTCAGATCGCGGGCTCTGATCTCAACGCGTACAACAACCCATACGAGGACATGGTCGTCAGACGATCGCTGGCTGACATTGACCGCGCGCGGCAGATGGCTCAGCAGGGCGTTAATGATCAAGCCGTGGCGGCTGGCGCTTTCGGCGGATCTCGCGCCGGCGTGCAGGCTGCGCTGACGAACGAGGCATACGCCAAGCAGTCCGCAGACACGGCGGCTCAGCTCAGGCAAGCCGGTTTTTCAAACGCCCAGCAGCTTCGCCAGCAGGACATCGCCAACCAGATGGCATCGGCTGAAATGCGGCGGGGAGCGGCGGGGCAGCTTGGCGCGGCCCAGCAGGCGCAGGACGCCGCTCGCATGGGGCAGATCAACGCGCTCCTGCAAGCTGGCGCTGCCGAGCAGGGCATGACGCAGAGCAACCTCGATCTCGCCTATCGGCAGTTCCTTGAGGAGCAGAACTATCCGCTCGCGCAGCTGGCGGTGGGCCAGAGCATCCTGGGTCAGACGCCGATGGGGTCTACCTCGCGCGCTCCGATCCGCAAGGAAGGCTTTAACCTCGGCAGCTTGTTGGCCGGCGCGGGCACTATGGCGGCTGGCCTTGGGCCTAGTGGTCTCGGCCTGTTTGGCGCTGCGGCAGCGGGCGCAGGCGGCGGGGGCTTCATCAACACTTTCGGCCAGTCGGTCGGCTAGCGGAGGCTGATGATGGCGACACAAGTTCCAATGGCGACACCCGGCCTGCTCCGGCAGCCGATGGCTTACGTCAACCTCGGCCTGCTCGCGCCGCAGGGGCAAGCGCAGCGCCTACAGGCTCCGGCTCCGTCGCTTGGGCAAGCGCCTGACGCTCTGGGCGGGCTCGGCGAGGGCGCTCAAGCGCTCGGCCAGAATTTGCTCCAGATGGCCCAGGCCCAGCGCGAGGCAGGCCTGCAAGCGCAGAGAGCGAACCTGCTTGACTTGCAGATGCGAGATGCTCAACAGAGCTTTAACCAGAAGAAGTTGGAAGAAGCGCGACGAGAGGCATACTTTGGCGACAGCGGCACGCTGGCAAAGCTCGAGGAGCGATTAGACAGAGGCTCACGGGCGGCAACAGAAGCCAACAACAGAGCGCGGTCTCAGCGCGGCATGCCCGGCCCTGCCGTCAAAGCCGCTCCCGTGGCCGAGGTCGCCTCGCAGGAGCTTCCCCCGCCGGGCCTTGATCCGTCTGCCCAAGAGGCGTTCGCGATGGACCCTGGCGCAGCGCCTGCTCCGACCGTAACCATGCCGGCCTCTGATCAGCTGGCCGTTGAGCGTTTGGCGGGAGCGCCAGAGCAGCCGACGGTGATGACAAGCGCGGGCGAGGTCGTGCCGCTCTCGGGACAGGCAGAGCCGCCGAGCCTTGCCCAGACCCTGCCGGATGGCGTGCGGCAACACGCGCTTGCGATGATCGAACAGGCCCGCCGTCTGCAAGACGGTGAAATGGCCGCTAAGGCCTTTGAGCTGATCGCGGAATATGGCGACCCGCGAGTAACGCAAAAAGCCGCGCAGCCGATATATACGGAATACAACAAGGACGCGCGGGAGTTTGAGAGAGCTTACGGGGCTTATGAAACGCTGCTCGAGAACGTGAAGCAAAACACGTCGGTCTCGGCGGTGGGCGCGATCAAGTCTTATTTCAACATCGTGGAGCCGGGCAAGCAAGTCACAGAAGAGGAGGCCAGAAGCATTTCGGCAGGGCAGTCTTACCCGGAGCAATTGCAAATTGGTATTCTGAAAAGCTTTGTCGGAAAGCCGTTCAGCAAAACATTCGCCGACTCCCTACAGCGATCGGCACTGGTCGCCATGCGGGCGCGGCTTTCTCTACAAGAAAGGCAAGATGCCCGAGCAAAAAGGTTTCTTGACAATGTTCGCGCGCCGTTCTTTAGCGTTTTGACCGAAGACGTCGTGAAGACAATTAAGGCCGACCTGCCGGCAATAAGTTTTTCGCATGGTGCCCAGTTTGGGAACGTGCCCACCTCCGCAATACCCGAAACGGTTTTTCGTGAAAAACTGCCAAACGGCATTGCCGTCGCGGAATGGTGGAGGAGCTTGTCGGAGCAAGAGAAACAGGGCGCAGCCAGGCTGCCGTATTTTTCCGCTGTATTAAAGCAGCTGCAAGAAAACCAAAAGGCTGAGAAGACTGTGGCTGCGGATGTCGCCGAGGCTGACGCCGCTATTCGAAGGAGGAACTGACATGGAGGGTCTTACGAAGGAAGAAATAAACAAGCTAGTAAATGCCGCTAACGCCGCAACTGCTGAACCGCCTGTTCTGAAAGACGCAACGCTCGCGGCGGTGCGCGGCATGCTGATGGGAACGGCGAGCATCCCCGGCATTCCTGGCGACATCCTCGCAATGGTGGAGGCCCTGACGGGGCTGGACGCCAATGTCTTTGAGGGGACGCGTCTTGAAGGAGGGCGGCAGTTTATAGACGCTGGACTGACGGATCTCGAAAATGCCGGCGTGCCAGGGGGCTTGAGGGAATTTATCAACGAAAAGCCGGCCACGGCACCGGGCAGGTTCGCGCAGACGATCGGCGAATATGTCAGCCCGTTCGCGATCGCTGGCGGAGCGGCAGGTCTTTTGCGCAGCGGAACGTCAGCAGCAAAAGCCGCCACGCGTCAGTTTCGAGATATGGGTCAAGCCGCGCCAACATCGCGGGCTGGCGAGTATCTGCGAGCGGGGGGCCGAGCGCTTACGTCGCAGACTGTTCCGGCAGTGGCTGGAGCGGTGGACCAAACATTCCAAGAGATCGGCGGACCTACCGCGCAATATGGGCCGCTCGCCGGACTGGTGACGGCGCTTGGTGGGCAAGCAGCCACCGGCGCGTTGCGCAAAGATCCGAACGCCATCATTGCCGAGCGCATGCCTAAAACGCCAGAAGGTGATCTTGATGTCGCCGGTCTTTCACGCGCTCAAAAGCTCATGGAACTGGGGCAGCAATATGGCGTGCCCATCAACGCCAGCGAGGCGATCAAAGACGTGACCGGAGATGCCGGGGCCGAGAGACTGCTGAAGCAGGCGCGCACCATGGGGCAAGCTCCCGAGGCCGTGAATGTAGTCGCAAACCGCATTGGTCGCAGTAACATTGAGCCGCTCATGTCAAGCGCGCCAAGCGGGCCAAGCCTCGCCGCGCCAGGGCAAGCGTTTCTATCTGAAGGCGTTGTGGCACCCGCTATTCGGCGTTATATCGACGACTTGACGGGGCAGCCGCCGGCAAGCGGCCTGAGAACGGTTCCGTCGCGTGTCGCTGGGCAGATGGCTGAAGACATCGCTCAAGGCCGCCAGCGCTTGGTGGCACGCACAACAGGCCCTCGAGGCTTGTTTAGGGCTGCCGCAAACACAGAGATCAATATTGACGATTACGACAACCTGCTGGAGCAGGCTGAAAGCGTTCTTGATACCGCCGCCGGCAAAGACTATTCGTCCTTGGCTAGGCAGTTCGTGGATGGACTGAAGCGTCGCCAGCGATCGGCAGACCCGGAAACGGGAGATGGTGTCGTTGAAATGGTTCCCCGCCTGAATGTCGGAGACCTGCACGGCACCTATAAAGCAATGCGCGAGGCTCTTAACACGTCAGAGAGTGGCGAGGCGCGCGCGGCGCTTGGGCCGCTTAACGACGAGCTGAGAGCTTTGCTGGAAGAGGCCGACCCCCGCTTTAAGGAGGCAATGGATATCGATCGGGCCGTTTTGCCAGAGTTTGGCGACAAGGTCGATGCTCGCCGCGCCGTCACGCAAGATCCGCTGATTGGGCCTCAATCGTTCGAGGCCAGCATTGCCACGCTGGCTGAACAGCGGGGGGGATCGCAAGTCGCGAAAGGCGCTCGCGTCAATGCCAACAAGATCGTGGACCTGATCCTGCCCGCGCCTATCGGTGACGTGAACATAGGCGTCGAGACGATCACAGGCCCGGAAGTGCGCCGTATTCTCAACGTGATGCTCAAGGGCAGCGACGAGATAGTGCAGCCCGTGATCGACAAGCTGAACGCGAGCCCTGCGTTTGGCATCGGGAAAAGCGGGGACGCGGCAGGCGACCTTGGCGTCACATTCCGAGGCACTGGGCCAAACGCGACGGAGCAGTCGGCCCGTCAGGATCTGGTCCGCAACTTCGCGCGACTAGCGCTCGAGAAGAGGATGGAGCGCTTCTTTGAAAACATGAAAGCGGCGAAGGGCAAGACCGCCAGCGTGACCGCCGGGGCTAATTTCGCGGACAGCATTTTTTCGACTCCTCGCCAGCAGGAGGTGATGAAGGAGCTTGCCCACACGCTAGCCGACATCCAAGGCCAGAGCCGCGATGGTGTTATGAATGGCATGCGGGAGTTTATGCGCGTGCTCAAGGCCACCGGCGCGACGGACCTTGCAGATAACAGCGTGACGCAGCCTTTCCAACGGACAGCCGCTGAAGGCGGAGAGGCAATGTCGAGAACGCGACAAGCCATGAACATTGCGCCGCTGACCGCCGTCAAAAGAATGCGCGAGGCCGTTGACGGCATGGGCGAGCAAGCATTCTTCCGCGCGGTGGGCCGCTTGTTGGCTGACGATCCGAAAGGCATTGACCTGATCAAGCAGATGGCGTCAAGCAAGAACAGGGGCAGGGCGCTGGAAGAGATCCTGCGCTCAGTGACAAGCCTGGGGACGGCTAGCCGGCGCGGCCTCTACATCACTGTGAGTCCACAGGACGATCCTAACTACGGGCAGCGATAATGACCTCCCGCGCTCTCGCCGCAGCAGCCGCTCTCTGGGCGGCTTTTTTTACGCCTGCGGCGATGGCGCAAAACCCGTGTATGGATCTCGCCCAAGCGGCGGAGAAGCTTGAGCGCAGCCACGGCGAGGTGCCGACATGGCGGGGCATGTCCGCGCGCGGCTACATGATCGTGCTGTTTGAGAGCGCCGAGACAGGCACCTGGACGATCGTCATGGTGCGCCGTGATGGGCTG